CTGTAGATAAAGCCTGGCCTTTTGTAGTAAGACCTGCTTTCTCCATACCTTCTGCAAATTTTGCTGTTTTGTTGGCTCCGGCTTTTTTAGCTAAAGCTTTTGCACCTTTACCTATTCCACCGACAACGCCACCACCTGCTCCAAACTCACCGATTGTGCCTGCTAATCCAGCGGCTCTACTATCACCTCGATAGTCTATTAATTCATCTGCACCTATAGCTTCTGTCGCGGCGTCAATGCCTCTGCCAGTAAACGTATCAAGAACGGGTATATTGTAATCTTCATCTGCAAGACCAACAGCTTGCAAACCTTCCTGGCCTAGTCTAGCAACACCTCTCAAGGCCATCTCTGGCAACTCTAAAGCACCCAATGCCCCTCTTGCCGCTCCTGCTAACGCAGAGCCACCAACCTCGCCAACGCTACCAAAAAGCTCTCTACCCTCTTCCTCAACTTCTGGTTTTTGTGTGGTTTGCGCCCTAGCAGACATAGCCGCTTGTACAAGTTGCCTAGCGGCGGCTTCATCACCTGCGGCATCTGCGTTTCTAGCGGCATTCATGTATTTTTCATATGTTGCCATACTTAACCACCATATTTTTTAAGCAAATCTTCATCACTCAAACTAGAACTACTACCGCCTTTTCCTCTAGCCTTAACTTGTTTATCTAATTCTGTGCCTCTTAAGTCTTTTCCTTCAGAATAATATGCCATCGCAATAGGGTCTTGCTCAACCATACCCATAATTCTGTCAATTTCTTTTAGGTTTTCTACCAACAAATCTTTACTTAAATCTTGTTGTATTGCGCCATGTGCAGCCATTAACAAGCCAAGTTCTACGTTACTTACGTTACCTAGCGCACCACCAGTTTTACTTGCATCACGCATTTCTTGCAGTCTGTTAAATGCCACATTTGACTGCACAGATTTCAACAAATTCTTAACGTTTCTAGCTGGGGTAGATGGTAAGTAATCTGCGGCAAACTTACCATACACGCCAGTTGTACCAAATAAAGAAGTATCATCTTCTATAGCGGTTAATATCTGATTAACACTTCTACTTATTCCTGTTCTCTTTTGCGTTTCTAGTGCGCCTTTCTCTCTAAGTTTCTTTTGCCGCTCTTCCTCTTCTATGGCCGCTTCACTTCCGCTTATAGGAACCATTTTAATGTCTGTTATTCCACCACCTTCGCCTCTTGCAAACTCATATCTCATGCCCTTATCTGGCTTTGGTAGGCTTGATAATAGTGCGGTCTCCTGGTTATAAATATCTCCACCACTAGCTATAAATCTTTGATATTCTGGTGTGCCAGGCGTAAACCCTGCCGCCACAGCGTTTCTAATCAATGCAGTGTCTTTTGTTTTTTCTCTTTCAAACTTTATTTGGTCACGTTGCAACTGCAATATTTGATTGTAGGCTTGCTGCCCAGTTAAAGCACCAGTTTCCACCATACCCGCTAGTTGGTTGCCCATATCGCTGTCAAGACCTCGCAAATACTCAACAGTTTTGTTTTTCGCTCGATTAGCAGTACGTTGCTGTTCAATCGTTTGTAATCTGGCGTCTAAACCAGGGTCTGGCCTTAATCTCATTTGATTAAAACCAGATGCGAAAACTCCGCTTAATGCACCAGCTACGTCACGAAAATCTCTTTCTGCCATTTAACTAACCCTACATTCCATAAATCTTCATCCCAGCTTCTGCGCCCATTGTTAAATAATCCATTAAGCCAGGTTGGTATGTTTTTGTTTCACCTTGAGTGCCTTGCGTTAACCCTGCTCCACCAAACAATGCGGCAAGTCCGGCTTGTGGAGCCTTAGTGTATCCTTGATACTGGTTTTTGGCCGCATCAATTAAGCCTTGCATCGCTGCTTGTTGCATTGCGCCCTGTTGCAACTGTTGTTGCTGTATGGATTGGCCATAACCAAACGCTTGACCACCTAACCCTGCTAATTGACCTGCCGCCCCTAATTGAGCCGCTCTATCCGCTTGTGCCGCACCTAAAGCAGTATTAAAACCCTGTTGCCTCATTCTGTTTGCCTGGTCAAACATTTGTTGTGTATAACCCTTTGCCATTTCTGCTTCAGCTATACCATGCCTAGAGCCACCAAACGCATTTGCCGCAGTTGCTTGTGCGCCTAGCATATTTTGTGCATTTAATGCCTGGCTACCTACATCTCTAAGAGTTTGTTGCACAACTTGGCTTTCATATGGGTTTTGATAATTTCCCATGCCTTGTGCCGCAGTTTCGTTTAATCCTTGCGCTGTTCTACCCATAGCCCCCATTTGAGCTTGAGCCGCCGCCTGGTATGGATTTGCCGCCATTGCGGGATTTGCTGAAGCACCCATGTTACTTACCCTTCCTTCCACCTTGCATTTCTAATGCTACTGGCCGTTGTGCTGGGGTCCTGGACCCAGGTGTACCCGTTACTGGATCTACAGTAAAACTGCCAAGATAATCTGATTGACCAGGACGCCTTACGGCAAGCTCACTTACAGCCTGGTCAAAAGCTGGCGCAGATGAATAACCCTGTATGCCGCCATCAAAAGTTTGAGCTTGTGGCATATATTGCTGACCAGTGGCGCTAGGCATTCCAAAAGCATCTGCCATTTGGTTTGTGCCTTGAAATGCCGCTTGCTGTTGTGGTGAAAACGCCGCAACGTCTGGCCCATAATATGGAACATACCCTAATGCCGAAACATCTTGTGCCATACCAACGCCTTGTTGAAGCGCTTTTTCTGCAAAAGCTGGCATTGTTACTTCATTATTTTGACGACCGCCTTTACCACCGCTCATCTTATATCTCCTTTTGATATGAGGCGTGCAGTGCTTCCCACCCATGCGCCTTTAAAGGTTTCTTCCATCCAAAACGACCTGTAATCGTTAATGCTTCACATTTATAATGCTTTGCCCAGGCTGTAACATCATCATGCATATCTAACAACTGATCTAGCTCTCCACCGCCTAAAAACACGTTTAGCACCTTTTTTCTTGGATATACCACAATTTCTGTAACAATGCACCCCCTTGGGCTAGGCCATAATTGCATACGACCCTCAATAATACCTTCCGCTATATCCTCAAATATATGCGTGCCGCCACTATACTCCAAAGCCGCCTCTATCCAAGGGCGGCATCTTTCTAATTCGTTAACTTGTGTATCTTTAGGCATTTACCATGTAGCCAATGCTACCCTCTTCCAAATTGCGCTACTTCCATCATAATCGGCAACACAAATATAAATATAATTTGTATCCCAGGCTATCATTCCAGTTACATCGCCTACACTGCCAGTGTTTGCACTAGGAGTAGGTTGTTTTGTTGCAAGCTGTCGAAAAGCATTATCGCTCGATACGACTGCATATTTTTTAGTTTCATCCCACAATATAACGCCATTTTCTGATGGGTTATCGTCTGATGATTTAAAGTACAGCTTGCCTAAATTACGCTGCAAATAGTTAGTAAGCTGTCTACCCCATTGTGATAGGTCTTGGCTTATAACTGGCAAAATAGGAGCAGGCATTAACGTGTACCCCCTATTGTAGCCTCAAGTCGCATAATACCTACACGCCAATCCGCAGGACGCACACCTGTTACTCTCATGCGTACTTGCCTACCACTAAATCTGGCGTCTGTTGGATTAGCAGGCGTAAATGGACCATGTGATGTTTCTGTATCGTTAGGATGATACCTTGTTTTGAAGGTCATACTTACATCACCTTGCGTAACCTCATCAGGTATAACTGACGTAACGTACATAATATTCTCACCAGTACCAGCCGATACTGGCCCTGTTTCTGCAAAGATTGCACCGTTATCTACGTTATAGCCAACCTCATGTTCTTTAATATTAGCGTGTGTCGTATCCCAATCAGCCATCATAGGATACCTAAACACGCCTCGCTCTACGCCAGACGTTCTTGATAACTCACCAATCATCCAGTGGTTTTCATTGTAATCGTAAGCCACATAACGATCTATTTCTATGCTGTTAGATGATGGATAAAACCACCACACTTCGCCATATTGCGGTATGCCCATCGCCCATATTTTAGTTTGCTGAGAGGTATTAATATCACCAAAGATATAATCATGTACATCGCATTTGATAGTTTGCACTGTGTTACCATTAAACAAAAAGAAGTTTTCTTGACCAATAAAGAACACACCTCGATCTGTGTCTACCGCTCCACGACTTGTCACAGTGCCGCAGGATGTACCAACACGCTCAAAGCCATAAACGTAGGGTGGCCCTTGATAACGCGCTGTGTGGGCGTCTACGTCAGTCAGAATAAGCGTTTGGCCTCTAGTTCTTACCGCTTGCATAATCTGCCCTGCGGTTTGTAACTCTATATCGCCTGCCTCGTTTGTTGCCGCAGGCGTCCATTGGTTTCTATCCTCTCGGTCACACCAAGATATTTTACGGCTATTACCACCAGAACCTAATGCAAAGATAAAACGCTCTTCAGTCACAACTAACCCAAGATTAGATAGTGGTGCGTTTGTTATAGGTGTAGCTACTACAGCTAGTTTAAGAGATGTTTCTGTAACGTTAACATTTTGCTCTGCATTTGTGGCAGGGTAAATTTGTATTGTGACGCCAGTATCGTCTGTGTCAAATCTAAAAAAGCTATTACCAATAGGCAGTGTCTTATCAAGCAAGACTGTCGTTGTTGTCGTGCCGATAATCTTAACTTTTAGTGACGGTATAGTTGTGGCGTCTGCATCTGCGTCAGGGTCAGTTACACTTATAGTAAAGTGATATTTCTTACCGCTTGTTAAGCCTGTTATAGCTTGCTCTAAGTTTGCAGCCGTTGTGCCTGTCCACTTAGCTTCGCCACCACTTATTGCCCAACCAGTTCCAAGCGTCCAATCTGTGCCTGCGCTAAAACTGTTGTTTGTAATAAGCTCTGAGCCAGTAACAATATTTAAATCCCATTCAATCAATCTACCGTCATCATAATGGCAACCAACCAATAACTCGCCAAAGTTATCTAATTGCCAAAATGTGGCAGGTTCAGGAATAGCGTTGGAAAGTTGCTGTCTTGGCGTACCCCAGAAACCTACACCGTAAGCTCCTTTACCAAACCCTGCACTGACAGCCGCATCTATACGTCCAGTTGCTAAGTTATCTGGTGTAATGTCGTAGCATAATCCACCACCTGTCATTGCCACCAATGAATTATGTGAGCCGCCTGCTAACCATGTACTCTGGTTAAGAGCTTCCCAAGCGTGCATACCTCTAATTGGCTGCAATGCAAAATCTTCTTTTCTGTTTTGCCAACCACCAATAGGACGCAATGAACCGTCTAACCATCTAACTAAACTACCTTCACGCCATCTTCCAGATTGCTCGTAGTCTGTGCCTATTCGGTAAAATCCAGATGGTATATCAAGTGGTACTAAAGTCATGTTTACGTTTTCATAATATAAGCAAGTGCATAGTAAGGTGGTCTATTTTCGTGTGCGCCACCACCGCCTGCATTATCGACAGACAATGTGTGAGTATGTGCGCCGCCACTAGCAATAGTTACAGTGTGAGAGTGTGACCCTGCCGAACCTGTTGTCTTAGTTTGTAAACCGTTTGGGTCCCAAGTTGTAGCGTTAAAATCAATGTCAATGCCCGGAACGAGAGAGTTTTGTAAGACATAACTATCTGTGTAGCTGTGCGTGTGCGCTCCTGCACTGTTTGTCGTTCCAGTGTGCGTGTGTGCGCCGCCGCTTGCCGCCGTACCTGTGTGGCTGTGAGCAGGCAGTTCGCTAGTTGCTAGTGTCACATCATTTGCACCGCCTGTCGCGCCTACTGCGTAAGTTCCGCTACTGTCTGAGTCAGCGTGAACGATAAACTTACCTGTTAAGTTAGGTGTGCCGTTTGTGCCATCGCATAATGCCCACCCTGTCGGTATCGTTGCAATCGTGCCAGACCACATAATAATGCCACCAGTAGGCATTGCCGTGTTAACGGCTGTGTCGAGTAAATCAAAGTTTGCGTTGAGTGTGTTACCCCAAGTGCTATCACTTCCACCTACCGTTGGCTTCGTTAAACCTAAATTTGCTGTCGTAGACATATTAAATTCCTTTTCTTAAACCCAACGTACCATTTTTCTAAGCATCCGTCCACGTTCCTGACGCTGCACTATCGTCTGTCCAAATACCTGTTGCCGCACTATCATTAGCCCATGTGCCTTGGTCTTGTGCATCATCACTCCAAATGCCATCACCTTCGCAATACCCCACTAGCCAGTAACGCTTTCCTGCAAATACAACATTTGCGCCTATCGCATTTGGGTCACGCTCGACATATGGATTTAGTGCAGTCATTCGGCCTCTGCTATAATGTTGCCTTCAGCCACCCATTCCTGAATGGCTTGGAAATGAAAGTTGTCTGGATTAACAGGCACATGAGAAGTTTGACCATCTATAGTAACTTCTATAACTGTATTCTCACCGGCTTCGTTAGCAATATATTTAGCGTTTGTAAAAACTGTCATAGCTCTGCTTCCGCTTGATAGTGTCCTTGCAATGTGTCAGTTACGGCAGTAATACCAGAACTTAAAACAAAGCCGTATCCGCTTTCACCAATAGCTGTATTTGGTGAGGGTGGGCTAATGTCTGCACCTTGCGAACCATTTCTCCATTTATTTACAGTGCCGCTTGAACCATTATACCAAGTTACTGTTGGTGCTGTTCTCATTGTTGTAGGCCAAAAAACATTTCCAAATGCTCTGTTAACATTACCTACGCAAGAAGCCGTTATTATTCCGTTATTTGTTGTTACCGCACTTCCTTCAGACCACGACTTAGTAAAGTACCTCTGACACCTAGCCAATTCATCACCAACGTTTCGTGGATGCTCAAAATCCGTACTTTTTTCACCAAGTTCAAATTGAACGCCAGTAAGTTGCCAAGTTGCACCGTTAGTCGCTGTTAAATTAGTTTGGTCTGATTTAACCATTACAAAAGAACCCTGATAAGCATCTAAAGTTGTTGTGTGGTAAGAGGGGCCAGAGCCTTGTGACCAACCTATGTAAATGCCTGCTAAATTACCTGTTTCCCAAGTTCCTGTTTGGTCTCCAATAATTGTAATTTCTTTTTTTTCCCAAGTATTTGCAGTATCTATTGTGTAACCTTTAACCATAGTTCTATTAGCTGCATTGTTAAAAATATTAATATAATATTGCCCTGCTACGCTTGATTTTACATGAAAAGATAAAGTGCAAGTTTTAGCATTAGATGTACCCCAATTAAGGTGGCTTATGTTATGACCTTCTATTGGGTGTATTGCTCTTGTAAATTGGTTAGTAGTTAAAGATGTGTCTGCTCCTGTCACTGTAAACTTTAAAGAATATTCAAAACCAGTAGGAGCATCGGCTACTCTTTGCATACTAACAGAGCCATCTGTGTTTTCTAAACACCTAAAACGGTCAACAGGAAACAAATTTGCATTGTGTGATGAAACCGCAGAGCCGTTATTGCGTTGGTCAATTCGCATATCGCCGTTAATCACCATATTTTTAGAGCCACCGCCTTGGCCTGCGTTGTCTGCTATGTCTCTGGCTTTAGTCATAAGTTACCTCAATCAAGATGGTTTAGTAGGCCACGTTACATCGTCTAAGCTTGTTGCGCTTTCTGTTATGTCTCTTAGAGCCTGACGGTAGGTTGTACGCTCAGAAGTCATGGTAAGGTCACTAGACGCCCACCAATCTGTTTCTGCTAGTCTACGGTTACGCTCT